AAGCCCCTTTAAATTTATTAATGACAAACTTGAAGAGATCTTCCAACGGTTTAGCACCACTTGCTCGTCCTCCAAAAGTTTTGAGCCTAGCACCTGCAGGTCTGACTTTTGACAGATCGAACTTTGGAACTTCGCCAGAGTATAGTAAAGCCATAAGCTGTCGGAGTGCTTTAGCCCACCCCTCTTTAGAATCCGACACAACAATAGTAGTCTCACTATCAAACAACTTATCCGGTACTTCAGGTAACTGCTTAACATACTTCTGCTCCACGCTAAAACCTACTCCAGTACCACAAAGTAAGATATACATCGCTTCATCGAATGCTTTAGGGTCATCAATAGGTAAGTAACTACAGTTAAATGCAGCCACGTTCTGACGCTCTAGTGCTTTACCTGCAGTCATGATAGCTCGCATACTTGGTACTACTTCTAATCCTACTACTGCTTGCTCAAGCTCTTCACGTAGATCTTTAGGTAATCGATATCCTTGCTTATCAGCTAAGTGATTCTCCATAAAATCAAAGTAACGCTTGACTGTCTCGCTCCAATGCTCACGTCTACCTTTATCATCTAAGTAACGAGAGTAACGTGATTTAGCAATAAACGTATTGTACGGTGTCATATTATATTTAGTCATCTAATTCTTCTTCTCCATCATACTCGACTTCATCTACAAGTCGATCAAAGTTATCTTCAATACGGTCAATGAAGGAATCGACTAACTCCTCTGAAGATATGTTTAGTATCTCCAGAAGAGTAATCTCATCCAATCGCTTCAGCCTCTCTTGTAATTCTTGTAGCGTCAACGGTAACATATTGCCTTATTTGGTTTTAGTTACTCGCTTAGCTTTGATGTCTTTAGATACATTCTTCTGCGATTCAGCAGCTTCATCTAAGAACTTCAAAGCCTTCGTTGTTGCTTCATGAATTGCTTCGAGGGTCTTACGATTAGTTAGATCATCAAAACCCCACGACCACAAGCTCAATGTGTTACGTAATCCTGATTGAATAACTAATTCAATTTCAAAGTTATCCTTATCTTTAGGATCATAGCTACCGTTCAACTTAATAAAACCATTGTCTTCCGGTAAGAACTTATTGAACTTTAGTTTCTTAGTTCTACTTTTAAAACTTTCTTTAAGAACATCATTAAGATGTTGCTCCACTGATTTACTTACCTTTACCATTTGATTCCTCTCTTTCAATTAGATAATCCAAGTAGTGTCTTGCCTTCTTGAGATCTTGTAAACCGTCTTTAAACTTCCAACGTAACAAATATTTTAGCACGTTTCCTTCCCAAAAGTCAAGCTCCCACTCAGAAATAATATCCCAAGGTTGAATAGCTTTCTTGTAATGATTGCCACCAACTTGCTTAGACTTTGCTGATTCATCTGTATGACAATCGTCTACTGATTCACCGAACTGTTTATCTAAGTTTCTGAAGTAATCCTCAAGAGTAAACTCTTTAGGTATCTCAACGAACTCACCCGGCATTGCTACTGGATGATCATATCGTGGCACTCCTTTACTGTAATCTTTCATAATGGTTTAACCTCTGCTTTCTTCTCTAACGCTTTTGTTCCTTGCGACCATGATCCACACGCTCTGCATTGGTATCGTTGGTACTGTCCAGTAACTGTGACAGCGTGTCCACGTTTTTGTAGCTCATGCGAACCACACGTTGGGCAACAATGATCGTCCGAATGCATATTGCGATTAGGATGCGATTTAATCCAAGGCAACAAGCGATTATAAAGTTTCTCCAAAAGTAGTACGTCCTGCTTATTGTACTGTTCCATTCTTCCCCATGCATCCCTATCTCCTGCCATACATTTAACCCAAAGCTCATGACCCTCGTGAGATTCTTTCTGTCCTAAGCCTAGTCGTTGTGATACATAGTCAAGTTTATTACTAGGGAATCTGAACTGACTGCGTACCTGCTTTAGTAAGTCGATCTGCTTATAAGGTGCAGGGGGATTCATACCATGCAACAAGAACTCTTTGTTTAATGTTGGAATGTCAAACTTAGTACCGTTGTAGTGTACTACTGCATCGGCTTCGTTCAACATCTTATGAATCTTCTCTAGCATCTTACGAGGCTTACTTTTCTTCACTGAATCAAATACAATCTCAGTATCGTCTAGCCACTTAGCAGCCCAACATAACACGTATGAAGACTCACGCAACTGACTCATGCTGACGTTCTGTTGCCACAGTCCCCACACGTGTGCTGTGTTAGGACTACTCTCAATGTCGAGTAGTAGTATCTTCATTCAATGTAATCCTTAATAGATTCCTTCTTACAGTTCTCACTACATGATCTAGTATCTCGGATCTCATAACCGTATACACCACTCAAGAAGTCGTAGAACTTATCCAATACGTACTCATAAGTCATGCCTTCAGGTGTTGTGAATCGATGTAGAATCTCTCGATTACCGTCATAGAAGTTAAAGCTATATGTTTCATTACGTGGTTCGTACATAGTTAACCTTTCTTTTCAATAGTGTTTTGCCATATCTCTTCCATGATCTTGATTCGTTCTTGATCTTTCTTATTGATCACCAGTAACAAACCATCGACCATTGTCTGAAGTTCTCTGTTCTCTGCTTCAAGTCTTTCCATACGTGCTCGCATCATTCTAGCTTCGTGCTCTAGTTCTTCCATCATGCTTGCTTCGTCATGCTTATTGCAACTCAAGATAGCTCCTTAAAGAAATACTCAGCATCTACAATCACAAGTGGCTTAGATCTATTCTGCTTAATCACTACCACTGGTTCACCTTTACCATGTGCTTGTGCTTGCTCATAGAACTTATACACTGCTATACGTGCGTTACTCTTACACTCTACTGTATAGGGAAATAGATCACGAGCTGCTTTGCTTAGCTGTATATCTTCTCCACCTGCACCCATCGAAGTACTACGTACGTCATCAATGGTTAGAGAGGGGAATCTGCTTAGTATCTGATCCCGAACCCACTGTTGTAGCAGTCTGCCTTTGTTTTTTGCGGACGCTGTTTTCAAGTTTAATCTCCTTGCGTTTAAGTATCATACGCTTTGGTAACGTGATACTGTTATTACACATACCGTCTGTTATCGTACCGGCTAACTCAATCTGCTCATCATCTTCATAGACTAAGAAGCCTACTGTACGACAATGAAGATCTTCTCGCTTTGCTTCGTGCCACTCACCCTGAGCTAAGGCATCTAGCCATTCGATGTAGATAAGCTTGGAGGCTCCCAGATTTGGTTTTCCTTTCTTCTTATCCACAAGAGTCGACCGTTCTCCAAGACTCGCTCCTCGTTTCCCTCGTAAGCTTCGAGTACAGCAAGATACATTTCGTTTTCGTCTTTGCATTTTTCAAGAATCCTTTTCGCTTTAACGTCACCAATTCCCTTGATACCTTTGATATTGTCAATTCTATCTCCAGTAAGTATCTGTTTATAAAAATTGAAGATCGCCTCTGCTTCAGTTATATCGTAAAACAAATCTTTTACAAAGTTATAATGATTACCTCTAATCATGTCGAGATCTTTATCGATACTACATATCGAGAACTCTTCAGGATCTAACTCGTAAGCACGTATACCTATTGCATCGTCTGCTTCTTGACCCTCCACCAGTTTAAATGACCAAGCTTCTAACAAGTAGTTTCTTAAGAAGTCATAATGCACTGGCTTCGGTTGTTTACGATTACCTTTGTATGGTTCAGTCTTTGCTATCTCTGTCCTATAGTTACCTTTACCGGTGAGGAATCCTTCATAGCTATCAAAACCATTGAACATCAGCAGATCTTCTACAAACTCTTTCATGCGAGATCTGGCAATCGCCTCCGAAGAATCATCAGAAGCGAAGCCAACTCTATAGACTAAGATATCAGCGTCTATAAGAGCTAATCTCACAGTGCTTGTTCCTCCAAGTCTGCTAAATTAACAGCGTTCTCAGGGATGTACTCAATCAACTCAGTGACTACAAGCTTATTGATCTGTGTCTGAATCAGTGGCTTACCGTTATACATCACACGATAAGGCGATACAGTAGCTAAAGCTTTTGACTTATTAGAGATACGTGTGTACTGAGGATTACCTTGCTCATCACGTACTACTTC